AATAAATACTATTATTATCAGAGTTAAAGATAATGCATTCATTCCATTTGACATGGAAAACATCGACTACCAAGCCTATCTTAAATGGCTTTCAGAAGGTAACACTCCGCTTCCTCCAGACCAAGAGTAATCAATGACCCTAACTGAAATCGCCCAATATGCAGGCGAGAAGGTTGGAAAGACCGACTCGGATACGCTTACCTTTTTGCAGAAGGCAGCGAGCCTAGCCTATCGGCGCGTATGGGACTTTGCCCCTTGGCGTGAGACTGTCACAAATTCTACATATTCAGTTGGAACAACTCGTTTAATTACGCTTGGAAGCAATGTAGAAACTCCTCTGTCAGTAGCCTATAACGATGCAGAGGTTGACCCGATTGATCTAGCCACAATCATTAGCCAAGACCCAGGCTTGCTGTCCGATGATCGTACTGGAGATCCAGATACCTATCATTTCACGGGTCGCAACAGCAATGGAGTTGCGGAATTAAATCTTTATCCAAGACTTAAAACCGCAGGAACAACCCCGTTGCGGGTTGTGGAGAAGTTGAAATGTCTTACTCGTACAAACATCATTGTTGACTTTCCTCCATCACAAGCTGCGTTGGATGACGAACTTCGCTTGCCACACGTTCATCACTTGGTTTTAGCTTTGACGCATTCTGATGCACTAGAGCGCGAACGACAGTATGCAAAAGCACAAGCAATTACGCAGACTGCAAATGCCGATCTTGCTTTGATGGCTAACTACGAGTTGAGCCAGGTTGGTGGAGTAAAGCAAATCACACCTCAAAGTCTTGGCGAGCTAACCATAGAAGAAATGTTCTCGGCGTAAAGGAGGCTTATGCCTTATTACAGCGACAATTTGGACGATGTTCTGTCCTTTGACGGAATACGTAATTTTACTGGAGGTCAAGCCAGCGGTCTACAATCTGACCTACTAGCAGAAAACCAAGTACAAGAGTTGTACAATATGACCCTTTCACCAAAGGGTAATCTTGAAACTCGCGTAGGCACAACAAGCTTTGCAACTGGAGCAACCAGCGGGTTAACTTCAGTAGGCGGGATGCGCTACTACGAGACATCTGCATACCAACAATTATTGACTGTTACTGCTGGAAAATTTTACAGCATTGAATCAGACGGTAGCGCGACAGCCCACGTTCCATATACGGAATGGGCAAATACAAATATAAATTGGACAGCAGCCTCCAGCCAATGGCGAGATGGCTACAGCGTGGCAGAAGACATTGAGGTATCTTTTGCACAATTTGTTGACAAAATGTTTCTATCTGATTCCGATAGCGACCTACACTTTTGGGATGGAACTGCTGTTGAGAGGCAGGGTGGGAAGGTTAGGGCGATCACAGTAACAACTGGTGGTACTGGATATACCAGCGCGACTGCAATTATTACTGGCCCTACGCTTGGTGGCACAATGCCAGAACTGATTACTCTGGTAGCTGGTGGGGCTGTTACTGGAGTTACGGTTGTTAGTGGTGGGTCTGGTTACGCAACTGCACCTACTGTTACAATAATTGGTGACGGCTCTGGTGCTACGGCTACAGCAACAGTCAGCGCGCCACCAGCGGGTATTAGGATTTTAGTTAACGCTGAAAATAGATTATTTGGCGTTGGATCTGGTGCAAACAGAAACACGATTTACGCATCAGATATTCTTGATCCTTCCGTGTGGGATGCAACGAATAGCATCGTAGTCAACGGAGATGACGGAGATGCAATTACTGCGGTTGTTCCTTACTACAAGAATAGGCTGATCGTATTCAAGAAACGCAGGGTGTTTCAGCTTGATATTCCTAGCGATGCTACTTCTGGTGCGGATTGGATTGTTTCAATCATTTCAAACAATACTGGATGCGTGGCAACTGGTACTGCGGTTCAAGTAAGCAGCGACATTCTATTTCTGTCCGATAACGGCATCAGATCGCTTGTTCGGTCTGTAGCTGATGACTTTAGCTCAGTTGGCATACCAATATCAGAGGTTGTGAAGAATGTTATTCAAAGCATCAATACGGATTCAATTAGGGTAGCTACCGCAATCTACTACGATAACCGCTACTTCCTTGCCATACCCACTGGATCAAATGATTACAACGACACGCTATTGGTTTACAATACTGCATTAAGCGCATTCGAAGGAACTTGGAGTCCACAGGTAATGCAGTTCACACTTACGAACTTTAATCAAGAAGGCTCTAGGGCGATGTTCAAGAAGACCAATGGCATCATCGAGAAGTACGCTGGCTACAAATCTCCCGCTGGAACTACGTCAGCAGATTATCAAGACGCTGGAACTGACTACGATTCTTATGTTCGCACTAAAGACTTTAACTTTGGAGATCCTTTCTCTCTAAAGTATGGAAGTCATTTTGAGGTTATCTTTGACAATTCTTATTCTAATGATTCCACTGTATCAATCCAGCGCGATACTGACGTTGGAGATATTGATGTTGCTTCAAACATTGACATTGCAAGTTCGGTATTAACTCTTCCATTTACGCTTCCAGCCGTCCTTCCAACATCAGTCAAAAAGAAGCTGGCAAGCGACCTGCGCAAGTACGAGAAGTGGCGTTTGCTTAATATTAAAATTTCCACACCAGCAAACAAGATGGCTATTCGCCAGATCACGGCTGCTGCCAATCCAGATACAATCCAAATCCAACAAACAATATGACTGCTGTTGAATACATTGAGCAAAGCGGTGTTCCAGAAGGTATGTGGCCTAATCTGGCAGATTGGTATAGCTGGTTTGAGAAACAGGGTATGGTTGGGATTGTGGAGGATAAAGATGGGATTGCAGGCCTGGCTTTAGCTAGGTGCATAAAAGATGGGCAAGAGCCTAATCATTATGTGCATAGCGAAGAAGGAGAGAATGTGTTTGTTGATTTGACTATCTCCTCAAAAGGTGCTAAATCCTTGAGATGCTTGCTGTTGCTCCTTTGGGAGCGTTTTGGTCCTCGCAAGCGGATCACCTTTAATCGTTCTGGTAAACCAAGGAGTTACGACTATATGACATTTATGCGAAAGGCTAGAGTTTAATATGGGTGGAGGACCTTCAATTCCTGCGCCTCCGCCCCCGCCCGATCCAGCAGCGGTAGCGCAGGCCAATGCCGCTGCGTACAGAACGAACATTGATACCTACATTGAGAAAGCCCCAGAAATGGCGGCTTTGGAAAATAAGCTTCGTATCCAATATATGCCCCAACAGCGTGGCCTAGAACGCCAGCTATCAGCCCTAGACCAGCAAGCAGGTGTACAGGCTGGGATGCAATTAGAACGCCAATACGGCCCACAGCGCACTTTGGAATCGCTTCGCAGGCAGTATGAGACTAGCCCACAAGCGTATGCTTTGAATCGTGGATTGGGCGATCAGATGACCCGTCAGTTCGAGCGTTTGTATGGAACATCTCCATATAGTTCAGTTGAACAGAACGTAGCGTTTAACCGCCAACCAGGACCAGTTGATTTCTATGGAACAGTTGGAACAAATATTTCAAATCCAAAGTTAACTGCTTAAAATATGGCTATTTACAACAGGACAGAATATTCGGTTGATGCGGATGGGAATATCGTAGAAACGAATAAGCGATATGATGGCACAGCATGGGGTCCAGTATGGAAAGACGCAAAAACAGGTGTAACTGGATCTGGAAAAGATCCAGAAGCATTCTTTTCTGCAATCGAAAAAGCAAATAAAGTTGATTACGCTTCTGCCGCACAGAAAAGCAATGAAGTAAAGATTGCAAAGTTACAGGAAAATGTAGACAAACAACTTTCAGACGAAGCAAATAAAAACTCTTTAGCTTCTCAAATAAGAGAGTTAACTGGCAATGCAATGGGAACAAATAACCCAAATGTTGGACAAGGAGTAAATGACGCATTGGCTCAACTTTCTGCTGGTCGTAACTATGGATCTTCTGATCTTGCAACAAAATTAAATTTCCAAGTATCAGATCAAAATATTATTGACGATTACAATAACTCAAAGCTATCCCGCCTAAATAGTGTGATTGATCGTGGCAACGCTCAGATTGCTGGAATCAAGGAACGTCTTGATACAGCTAATAAACTTCTTGCCGATCTTCCTGCTGGTGATGCTAGGCGCACTTCTTCCGAGACTTTTATTAACCAACTGAATAATGATTTAAAAAGCGTAACCAGCGCAGTTACAAGCGCGCAGGATATGCAAAAGAATTTCACGCCTATTACAATGGATAGCCCAGAAGGGCTAAAAGAAATTACTTCTTTCAGATCCTACGTTCAGCTACCAGAAGAACGCGCATCGCAACAGCTTTATCAGATTGATCCAGAATCCTATAAGACAGCGGTTGGCTTGGGTCAGCAGTATCGCCAGATGGCAACTGAGCCAATTGGTGCAACAACCACGCCAGAGACTGAGCAAATCAGAAAAACTCTTGAAGACGAGGCTCTTAATCAATTACGCCTTGGATCGACTATTGGCGCGGAAGAACGGCGTGGATACGAGCAGGCAGCAAGAGCAGCACAGACAGCGCGTGGTAATATCTTTGGCCTTGGACCAGCAGTACAAGAAGCAGCACAGATTGGTGCTGCTGGCGAAGCCAGAAAGCTTGCACGCTATGGTGCGGCACAGAGCTTCCTTGGTTCTGGTCAGTCAACTGGTGATGCGCTCAAAGCTGACATAGCATTCCGTGATGCATTGCGTCAGAATAGACTTGGAGCAGCAGCTAACTTCATTGGTGGCGGACCTTCGATCTACAACCTCGCAGGCCAGCGCACAGCCCAACAGCAAGGTGCGATGCAACAATACGTTCAAGCCAATCAAGCCTTGCCTGGTGGGTTTAACCAACAGCCGTCTACGGCTGCTAACTTCTATCAGACAACCAATCCAGAGATTCCTGTTCAGCTTCAAAATGCGTTTACAAGCCTATACGGATCGCAGGCTAATTACTTGTCCAGCACATACGGCGCGCAGGTTGGTGCGATTTCTAGGCAGCCGAGTGGTGCTGAACAATTCGGTCAGATTGCTACTGGTCTTGGAAACCTAGTTAAGATATAAGGAGATTTATGGCCGTATTAGATGTACCAGAATTGATGAATATGTTTCGGCAGGATGAGCTTCAAAAGCAAGCCGTAGCTGATGCTCAGAGAAAGCAAGCCCTCGAAGAACGCGCAATGGCACTCAAGGAGCAACCAGACGTTGACTTCAGTTTCGAAAAGGGTGGATTGAAGGTTAAAGGAAAGCTGAAGGATCTTCCAGCGTTGAGCCAAGACCCAGCGTTTGCGCCTTATTTGGCTGGAATAGGAAGCACAATTTCAAATCAAAACTCTTTGGATAATGAGGAAATTCAAGCACAAAGAGATGCAATCAACGAGAGATTGCGTAAGCTTTCTGCTGATAAATTAAAACAAGAGATTGAGATGGCAAAGGGTGACAAACGCACATTTGCAATGGAAGCTGGTCTTGGATTGGTTGGAGCTAAACCACGCGCTGATGTCCTAAAAGACATAGAGGCTGAATCTGGTGTCTACAAGAACAAGCTTGCAGAACTTGGCTTTAACAGACAAGCGGGTCAGATGGAAACCAATGTTCCAGATTATCAATCTGAAGCAATGCCGTTACAAGCAACACCGCAAGCAACACCGAGAGTTGCTCCAGAGACTCCAGCGCAAGCACCAGCACAGCCAGAAGCACCAAAGAATTTCAATAGTCTGCAAGAAGCAAAAGCAGCAGGCGTAAAGCCTGGGCAACTTATTTATATCAACGGAAAACCAGGTAGACTGCAAGCGAGGCAGTAAGCAGTGGCTATAGAGCCAGAGCTTGAGTTCGTTCCAGAGCAGGAACAAGATTTAGAGTTTGCTCCACTTTCACAAGAAGAAGCTGGAAACTTAACTAAGGCCGAATATCTTGCATCTGGTGGAAAGCCAGAGGACGTTATCTCGCCAGAACGCAAAGCGATTCTTGACCAAGAGACACAGCGTCAACTACAAGCTGGCGCAACTCCACAGCAAGCATCCATTGAGTCTGGGAATGCTGTGGATGCGATGGGTACGATCCGCAGGCCAGATGGAACGATAGCGGAAGGATACAAACCAACAGCACAGGCGTTGGCTGAAGGCATTATTGAGACACCAGCAATACCAGCCGTAAAGGAAGCGCAGAGACTTGGCATTGAAACCGTATCGTCTGGAACGGATAAGGCCACTGGAGTTGGCTTTGCGATTGGCAGAAACAAGGACGGAAAGGTAGTGCGCTTTGAGGCCGACAAGGATGGCAATGTTGACTCATTTGAGCTTGAGCCAGAAGAACCGAGCAGGCTGGGCGCGATTGCACGCACTGTGGCGAGCCAAATAATACCTTCAACAACTGGTGCTGCAGCAGCAGAAGCTGCCGCTGCTTTAACCCCTGGAGGCATTCTTCCGAAACTTGCCACTGGTGCGATTGCAGGTATTGGCGGGTACATTGCAGGGCAAAAAGGACAAGAGGCTGTAGCAAGGGCATTGATACCACCAGAACAAGTTGCTCGAATCAGCGGAATGCTTGAGCGTGATATTCAAAAATATCCAGTAACAACAACAGTAGCATCAATTCTCACTCCTACTGTTAGTGGAATTTCAACACTTGGTAGAAGGGCAATTGGTGCATTAACTCGCCCAGCCACTCAAGCTGCTGAAGCTGTTGCGCCTGCTGTTGCTCCAGCGGTTGAGGGTGCTTTGCCGAAGGCAGTTGAGGCTGTTGCTCCGAAGGCAGAAGCAATCACAACTCCAATAACGCAATATTATCACGGAACAAGCAGGCCAATAGAAGATCAATTAAAACCAAATGCGTTAGGACTAATTTTTGCAAGCCCATCAAAAGCTGAAGCAAAAATATATGCGGGAAGTTCAAAAACATCAAAAGTTATTCCAGTTGAAGTAACTGCAAAAAATATATTTGATGCAGAAAACCCGCAACATTTGGCAAAGATTGGGGCAGAAGATTCCGATAGACTATGGGATGCAGCCTATATTGAAAATGCGGGTTGGCTGAATAAAATAAAAAATGCTGGATTTGACGGAATTTATATGAGGGATGTTGGAGGAATTGGAGCTATTGGTGAAAAAAATGTTGCAGTATTTGACAAGTCTTTAATCAAGGCAACACAAACTGTCGGAAAGGAGGCAAAACCCATTCAGCTTCCAACTCCAGGTGTTGGCGAGAAGATTAGAAAGACCCCACAGAGGATCATTGAGCAGAAGTTAGCTCCAGAGGCAACGATGCGCGAGGTGGCTAAAGGTGATGTTCTTTACAAGACCAAATCAATTAAGGAACTGGAACAGCAATTCTTGGATCTTCCAAACGAAGATGTTATAAGCGCAGCAAACTCAAGGAATGACATTGTTGGCGATGTGGCAAAAGTCACTATGTACAAGCGGTACGCCGATGCTGGTGACGCTGTTCGTGCAAACCAATATCTTGAGATGGTTACCAAGCCTGGGACTGATCTTGGTCAAAGACTTAATGTTTTTAAGTTAATCAAAATGCAACCTACTGCTTATGCAAGCGCGGTTGCAAAGGTTGTTGAAAAGAGTGGATACAGAATAGATGAGGCTATGGCTGGAAGGATTGCCAACCTAAAGAAACTTTCCAATAGTGCTGAAAATAAATTTAATTCATTGGCTGAAAAGGCTAGGAATAGCCTTAATGATGTTGATATAAAGGCAGCAATCAATGCCGAAAAGAATTACACAAAATCACTATATGATTTACAAGTCGTTGAAGGTAGGCTTATCCCAAAGAAGCTATTCGCCGAAACATTACCAACGATTATTCAAGGCAATCTTCTTTCCCCAATATCTCTTACAACAAATATTTGGAGCAATGTAATTAACGCGCCTCTTCGCATGGCTAGCAGACAGGGTGCATTCTTGACGCAGGAAATTAGCAGAGCATTTCAAAAGCTTTCTGGCAAAGAGCTAGGACCAAGGCTAATTGCTCCTCCAACTGGTGGAATAACAAGAACAATTGAAGCTGGCAAAGCTGGACTACGCGGGATTGGTGAAGGTCTTGTTGGTGTACGGCGTGGATTAAGTGCGGAAGGTCTGCTATCTGGCGAGAAAATTAAAGGATTCAAACCTCTTACTGCGTTGAAGCAATTCTGGACAGGAGAAGGTCTAGCAAAGCCAATTCAAAAAGGATTTAGAGGTGCGTCAACTCAAGCATTGGATAGGTTAAGGCTGGCAACAGAAGCAACACTAGGAGTTCCATCCGAAACCATGTTGCGTTTGTTGCAACTTGGTGACGCTCCATTTAGAAGAATAGCCCAGGCTAGGTTGCTATCGGAACAAGCGCAATTAGCTGGCCTAACTGGAAAAGCATTGCAAACAGCGGTTCGTCTTCCGACAACACAGCAGTTGTCAAAGATAGAGCAAGAGGCGGCAGAAGCAGTATTTCAGCAAGACACAGTATTGACAAGGGCAGCACTTAGCGCGGCCAATCTGTTTGGTGCTGGAAACAAATCTGGAATAGCAAGATTGATTGGCAAATCAATCATTCCATACGCAAAGACACCAGCAAACGTGATTGATGAAATGCTTGAGTTCTCGCTTCCTCCGTATGCTTTGGTTAAGGCTGTTCGTGCCGCACAATCAAAAGATTACAGAACATCTCAAATGATGATTGGAAAGGCATTAACAGGATCGGTATTGATTGGAGTTGCAAAAACACTATCAGATGAAGGAATCATTGGTGGAAAGCCAGCAACATCTGAAAAAGTAAGAGATGTGCAATATCAAACTCTTGCTCCAAGAAATATAAATATGTCAGCGTTGAATAGGTTCGCAAATGGAGAATCCACCGCAATTGAGCCTGGTGATAAAATTATATCATTGGACAAAATGGGTATCACTGGAGCAATTCTTTCCATAATCAATTCTGCAATGGATGCAACCAAGCAAGGCAAGGAAGGTGGTCTTGAACTTTCATCACTATTGCCAGAGACACTATCGTTTGCATTTAACCAAAGCTTCTTAAAGGGTACGAATAGCCTGCTTTCAGCAATGTTGGATGGAAGTGGAGCAACGCTTGACAAATGGATTTCAGATTACTACGGAGTTGTAGCATCCATTCCATTCCCAAACACTCTTACCGCAGTTTCTAGGTCTATGCGGGAAACAATGCCAGAGAAGTTCCAAATCAAGGATGTGCCTGGAGATGGTGTTGAAAGAATGATTAACGTATTTGGAGAAGTGTTGAGCAGAAGGTTGCCAAGTATGGATGAGGATATGCCAAGGAGGATTGACATTTGGGGCAGAGAAGTTCCTCAAACTCCAGAAGGCGCAGATCCAATTGCATACAATTTCTTTGACGTTACGAAAGGCCGAGAGATTTCATACGATCCAATCACGCTTGGAATCTACAAGATATTCAAGGCAACGGATGATGGTGACGTTGTTCCCCCAAAACCACTTCGTAATTTCACGCTTGATAATGTTAAGTATAGGCTTGATCCAGAGCTATACGAGGATTACGCAAGGATGCGCGGAAGGGCAAACAGAAGGGCAGCAGAGGCTATGTTTGATGACAAGACTTTCAAGAGAATGAAGGACGAGGACAAGGTGATCGTATTGCGTAGTGCCTATGCTCAAGTTGGCGATGATGTGCGGAAGCAGTTTATATCAAAATATGGCAATAGAATTAAGCGAGGCGAGAAACAATGAGATTTTCAGTAAACCCATCCAAGGATGTCTCCTTGAGAAACGATATGGTGGCTAGGGAGCTTACTGGAACTGGATACGAGCCAGTGCCAGAAGAGGTAAGAAGGATCGCTCCAATTGAAAAGGCCAGAGAATACGCCAAGCAAATGCCCCAAGTCACTCCAGAGCAACCAACACTTGAATTTATAGAGGAACAGCAACCTATGCAAACAAAACCAGAGCAAGATGCGCTACAAACAGCAGCGTTAAAGACGATTGATTTTGAGGCAAGGAAGGACAAGCAGGGCAACGTGCAAGTCTATAAATTGCCAGCAGGAGATATGGGTGGTAATTTTGAGGTTGCTGGTATTAACGACAAGTATCATCCAGATGCCTTCAAAAGAATCTCATCGCTCCCAGCGCAAGAAAGAGCGCAGGCTGCAGCGCAGTACGTCAAGGAGTACACCAGCCCATTCGTCTCAAAGTTGCCAGAAGCAGTCCAGCCATTCGCGCAGGATCTCGCGTTTAATCGTGGGATGGGCGGTGCAACGAAGTACATCCAGCAAGGATTAAACACGCTAGGGCAGAAGGTAGCTGTTGACGGAGGATTAGGTCCGAAGACATTGCAAGCAATTAACCAAGTTGACCCAAAAGCGTTAATGCGTGCAGCCAGCCAAGCCCAACTTGAAGACGAATACCGAATGGCTGAACGCAATCCAGCCAGAAAGAAGTTTATCGGTGGACTCGAAAGCAGAATACGAAATAGGCTCGCAATATTTGGAGCTTAATCATTATCCTCTTCTTGAGATCCAACCCAAACAGCGTCTCCATTCATATAGGCAGAACCAGCCTTAATCGTTGCGGAAGTTCCATAAAAGAAATTCCTAGACTTCGATATGAATGTTTCATCTTTCCCAACAATACTACTTCCAGACTTAAAATAGAAACCTTCAGTAGAAATTATTGACCTACCAGATGACGATGAATAAGCCATTCCACCATTCTCTGATATTACGCATCCACGACCACACGAGAATCCGTTGCGTTTTAGCACTGCTCCCACAAAATCAGCAGCGTCAGCGTCATCATCTTCAGCCATCACCGATGCCATCAGCATCGCCGTCAGTGTTATCATTGTTATTGCTTTCATAGGAAAAAGTCTCTAGCACAAAACGGAAACCGTCAAGCATGAAATTAACATCACGCCAAGTTGGAGCAGTCGGGGTGGCTCGCGTTACTGGCGCGTTGCTGCGGTGCGGGTACAACGTGCTTACGCCATACGAGGATTTTGCGGGATACGACGTGGTGGCCGAGAAGAACAATAAGTTCTACCGCATCCAAGTTAAGACCGCGCAGACCGTAGAACCTGGGCGCACCAAGTATCGCTTTACTACCAGCAGTGGCAATGGATTCAATATCCCAAAGCGCGCTATCAGTGGAGTGGATTATGTGGCGTGCTGGGGCATGAATGATGATTTGTTCTGGTTGTTGCCAATCGCCAAGTGCAAAAGCATAACAACTAAACTTTGCCCATCGACAGGCCAGAACTGGCGTGTATTCCAAAGCTTGTGAACGAGAAAGAAGCGTGGGCTAAGTTCGAGGAAGGGCTGAAGGATGCAGAATCCTTTGATGAGGCTGTGGCTTGGGTCAAGAAGAACAAGAAGATAGTCGAGAAACTGACCATGATGGCAATGATTAGACGATTTAATGAGGATATTAGCAGAGCTAATAAGACCTGGCGGAACTGAAATAGATTAAAATATATATCGACACTGATATGGGTTGACAGCTAAACCCAACCAATGGGCAAAATCAATAGTCGGGCTAAAGGCGCAGCGGGTGAACGAGAATTAGCAAACTACCTGCGAGAGCAGGGTTGGCAGAAGGCTCGCCGTAGTCAACAGTTCGCAGGCAATCCAGAGGGTGGTAGCGGTGATGTAGTCTGCGAGAACTTCCCTTTTCATATTGAGGGAAAGCGTTGCCAAGCCATCAAGCCCGAAGAGTGGATGGAACAATCCAAGCGTGATTGTCCGAAGGGCAAGATCCCAGCAGTATTCTTCCGCCGTAATGGTCGCAAAGAGTGGCTAGTCATACTGACCGCAGACAGCGTCTGCGAATTAGCTCGACAAATTGCGCCTGCAAATGTGAAGATCGAGTATGTACCAAACAATCCTATGTCAACCACGGTCGGTGCTGGATTTTGGGTACACAATCAAGACGAACTTACCCCATACATACAACCAAAACTAAACCCAAATAAATAAAGGAGATACTACAATGGCATTAACCATAAGTGAATCGCAGAAAATGGAACGCAAGTTGCCCGAAGCTGGCGCAACTGTTGGCGTTCTTTACAGCCTAGTCGATCTAGGCCACCAGAAAACCAATTGGGACAACCAAGAGAAGTGGACACCTAAAGTCCGCTTGACCTTTGAGTTGCCCGATCAAACCGATGAGTTTGAGGTGGTTGAGAACGGCAAGACGACAAAGGTTGAAAAGCCGATGGTAGTATCCATCGAGCAAACCCGCAGCCTTGGCGAGAAAGCCAGCCTTCGCAAGCTTCTCGAACAATGGCGCGGTCAGACCTTCACCGCCAAGGAACTCCAAGCATTCAGCTTGAAGAATTTACTTGGCAAGCCAGCAATGCTGACATTGATCCACAAGACCAGCCAGCAGGGTCGGCAATACTGCGCAATCGCAGGTGCATCGAAACTCCCCAAGGGTATGAAAGCACCAGCTACCACCACCAACGATCAGTTGTATTACGAGATCGAGCAGGGTGAGGCTGGTCAGTTTAACGATATGCCCGATTGGTTGCAGGAGAAGATCCGCGCATCCAAAGAATTTGCTACCGCTGCTGGCAAATCCACGGCCACTAAGGTCGAGGTGGACGCAGACGGCAACCAAGTGCCATTCTAAATCAAATGGCTCTTACAATCACAGCGAAAGAGCCTACTAATTCCCGTCTGGTCTCTACTGACCAGGCGGGACATTGGTACACAGCCGAGGGTGAATCCGCCCACGTTGTGATTGGCAAGAACGGAAAAGAAAGAAACACAACCGTAGCCGATGCACGCCAGATGGGATTGTACCCATCCGTAACCAGCGTACTTGGCATTATGGATAAGCCGCAATTGACGGCGTGGAAGATAGAGCAGGCAATTATGTCCTCGCTCACACTTCCGAAGGAGGCAGATGAAACGCTCGAAACCTACGCTCGAAGAGTGGTTAAGGACTCTAAAGAGTCAACAACGAAGGCAGCTGAACACGGCACGAAAATGCACACCGAAATGGAAAACATCCTCCTTGGAAGAGCCGTATCCAGAGATGAAACACTTGCTCCGTACATCAAAACATTCAGCGAGTGGGCAGAAAAGAATGTCGAGAAAACATACTGGTGCGAAAAGGGTCTTGTCGGCGGAGGGTATGCGGGCAGGTGTGATGCCTACGTCAAGCTACGCGGTGTTGGTGACGCTATCATCGACCTAAAGAATCGTAAAGTTAATCCTAAGTACGATCCTTTCTACGATACGGATTGCGCCCAGCTTTGGGCATACCGAGCCGCAAGCGAGAATCCTAAGTGCGCCTGCGTGTCGGTGGTCCTAGCATCCAACGATGCTACCAAGCTTGAAACAAAAGTGTGGGACGAAGATGAACTTTACCAAGCTGGCATTGCCTTCTGCGCGATGCAGAAAGTATGGGCTTGGGTCAAAGGCTACACGCCTCCTGGGATGAAATTATGATTGACCCACAAGACGTGCTTTGGCTAGAAGGATTGCTGGACGAATTTTATATGAGGCTTGCAAAGTGACTGCACCTACAATCCAAGAGATGGGAAACGCCGCACAGGAGATAGTCTGGCGTGTGATGGGCAAAGGATCAGATAAGTCTGCTTATGGAGATTGGTTGGAGAAGGATCGGCCTACTCACGATTACCATATTGCTCGTGCTGTTCGTCACCTAGCCACGGCGCAGATGCAATTGCATAAGTCATCGCCTTGTCCCGACAACAACGGAGAAACAAGTGTTGACCACTTGGAGCGTGCGCTGGTACGATGCCTGTTCACGTTGGCACAAATAAAGAAAGAGGTAACAAGATTATGAACCAAGAAGAAATAGACAAAGATTGGGATGAGTTTTTCAGCAAACCTCGTCCTTGGCTTTACTCAAACTATGGAGATAAATCAAGCGACAGCGATGAATCTGAAACAGATAAATCGTTCCAGAAGTTCTGCGATCACGATGGAAACAATAAGTATCCAAGAGAATGAAGATCACTCGCATAGTTAAGATTGACGGAGGATGGGAGCTTTACGGCATATCCGAAAAGGAAAAGAAAGAGATCCAAGTTGGATTCTGCGGCGAGAACCTACCGCTGGATGCTTGGGTTAGGATTGAGAAATGAAGCAGGCGTTGTCTCGATTGTTCTACTTTTTGGGTGACACAATAAGTCGTACGCTTTTGCGTGCGGGTATTGGATACGGACTATATAAAACATTTATGCTTTGGTCGATTGAACTAGATGAAAAGTTTGATGTATGGAAAGAAGTTAAACCACGGCGGAGGAAAAAGAAATGAAGCAAGCATTAGTCACACAATCGTTTGGCGAGGATTGGAAGAAGATTATTGATCTGACTAGGCCGAGGATGGAGGCGTACTGTAAACGCCATAACACTGACTTCATTCTGATTGACAAGCCGCTAACCCATCCATCCCAATACTCCAAGTCAGCCATTGGAAACATCATTGCAACGAAAGGATACGAGCAGGTAACATTTGTTGACGCTGATGTTTTGATTGCAGCCGATTGTCCAAAACTTTCCGATGACGCTGGCGTGTTCTGCGCCTTTGACGAGGGAGCTTACTTGGACCGTAAGCCAGATATGGTCAAACTGGCTGGAGCTTTCGGCGGCGTGATTGAGCCTAAGTTTTACGTCAACACTGGCGTGTTCGTAGTTCATACAAAGGCCGTTGGTATTTTATCAATGCCACCCATTGGCCTGCACCCAAATCACTTTGCCGAGCAGACTTGGCTCAACGTAATGGCACACCTATGGAACATCCCGCTGACTGAGCTTGACCCGTCATTCAATTGTATGACCAGCGTGGAGTCGCACTTCGGGTTAGACCGCTACAAAGACGCGATGATTATTCATTACGCTGGGCAGTCAAACGATCTAACTAGATTATCTAACCAGATTGAAGCTGATGAAGCGAAGCTGGTGGAGCTAGGTCGGTGAGGTCAACCCAGCTATGTCGCGGTGATTACGATGATAGGGTGCAACAGTTGGCTGGGGAGGTTGCATTGCAAGCTATTCGCGACCTACGGATGCTACGCAAGCGTGGGATGGTTAAGGGCATGAAGATTGTTAAGGATCACACTGGCGTGCCACTCAACGATGCACTGGAGTATAAAAATTCGCACGAGGTGCAGAAGCTACTGCGCGACTTTAAGACGGGTGTTGTCTCCTGGTGGTGCAGAGCCAGCGGTGTGCAGATCGACAATCGCACGTTGCTACGGAAGCTAAAGGAAAACGACTATGTTCTGCCTACTTGATCTCGGCGCAATAGTTTGGGTAATTGCTTCTTTTATCCTTTACAGCTCGATGACATTGTCGGCAATCTATTGCGCGTTGTTCATCATCTTCAAACTGATTGACTACATAAGAAAGGAATTGGATCTATGAAAAAGAAAAACAGAAAGATAACTTTAGTTAAAACATCTGAGCAAACAGCAGTCAGAGTTATAGTTGATATTGACGATGATCTTTACGAAGCACTAGCCAAGGCTGGTCGACATCACTTGGCTAAAGATAAGATGGCTTGCTTTGAGTACGCACTGAACAAGGCGTTGCTTGAACTATGCCAGGAACTCAAATGAACGAGTTTAAACAGAAGGTATTGACCGCTTCAGTAGATCGGTACGTCCTAACCAATACGCAGTGCGAGATGCTGCGCCAGGATGCGGAAGTGATCGGGATGAAGCGTGCGACTGTATTAAAGAAGGATGGCACTACGCGCAGGTCGTTTGCCAGAAGTTGCTCGTCCTGCTGGATACCTTACGCAAAGCACAACAACTGGATCTATAATATCATGCGTGAACTTACTGATGCAATTAACGCAGAGCATTGGAGGTTTGATATTACTGGCGTGCAACAGTTGCAGATCCTAAAGTACAACCCACTCCAGCAATTCTGGTGGCACTTCGATACCTATACTGGATCTGATCGCAAGCTGACTGCTGTGGTTAATCTTTCCGAGCCATCCGAGTATCTGGGTGGAGGCTTGCAGGTTAAGGCTGATCTTGATAACGCCAAGTTCATCCGCGAGCAGGGAGCTGGTTGCTGGTTTCCATCCTACATCGAGCATAGAGCGCGTGCTCCTATATGGGGAACGCGCTGGGTGTTGGTGGCTTGGTTTACAGGACCTGCTTGGAAATGAGTATTGACGATAAAATCCGTTTGGTTGGAGTTATGGAAATTGGCCTTGGACTGTTGACATTACTTTGGGGAAATAAATGACACACGCTGCCAACCTGCCTCGCCACTTGTACGTCAAGTGCGATATGGAGTTTGTGTCTGATGGCGAGAAGCAAGGCATAGAGGATGCTGTTTGGTTCGGCCTAACAGCAGTTCCTGGGAGAGCTTGGGGCTGCACAGTAATGCTCAAGTGCGGTGCGCTGTACCGAGGCTTGCCACTACACGCTCTGGCTCATGGCGAGATTGCAATTGTGGATTGGGACATTAACGATGCTCAACGCTGGGATTGTTTTGGCTGGAACTTTACTACAATTGAATACGACTATCTTATGGGGTTGTCCTGCAAGGTTTGGATTGCCAGCAAGAAGACTTGGGAAATTGGTCGCTACCTATTCACAGCCGAGCCTTACGGAGATGGGTTCTCTATGTCGCCAAGCCAAACTAAGTCACATCATTTTATTGCACTTAACAATGGACGGATCACGGCTGTTCCAGGTAACAATGTGCTTTGGCGCGAATCAAGCTTCACCACTCAATCCGAAAAGCCTAAGTGGTTGCGGACGCAATCGCAGGTTTGGAATGGGGAAGAAGCCACATGGGACGATGTGGTTGGTGAGGAGACAGCGTGATCCAACTCAATCCAGAACTATGGATGATGACTCCAAAGGGTGAAGGCCTGGCCTTCATTGTTACGGATTACGGCATGGATCATAACAAGATATTCACGGTCATGCTTAACACTGGAGAGATACTTGACTTTGATATTCGTGATTGTCGCAGATGCGAGAACCCAAGCTTCGGGGTACAAGCACCATCAGTGCCTAATCCCTATTACAACAACAAGGAGAAATAAATATGCTAGGAAAAGACGTATCGAAGAATATGCATGAGTTGGTAATGGATAATAAGAAGAAGGGCAAAGAGCGTGGAGCTGGTGGAACGCCTCGCTCGCGTCAGCAGATGATTGCGATAGCACTCTCTGCTGCTGGAAAGAGCAACAAATCGCCTCGTAAGTTTCGGATGCGATCTGGTTCGTAATGCAAGTTGAGTCTAAGGCTAGGCTCAAGTGGGGGCGCGACATCCTTCTCATTGCTCGCGATAAGCTGGCAATAGAGAGGGATCGCGCTTCTCATGGAAGAGTGATTGACATTATACAAATAATCACGATGGTCGATGCGGCTGCACTAATAGCAAAGGAAATATTGGAGGATAACAAATGAAACTATGGACTAACAACACAAACGCAATTCACAAAGTCGATGACAATATGCTCTACCCACGCAACACCTATGTGTTGCCCGATGAGCTAACTGGACCAACCTGGGACGATTCAATCCCTTGCCCACACGAGATCAAGCCGTACTACAAGGGGCGCGCTGCTGGTGGTGCAACAGCAGTGTACCGCGCTGGGGCAATTGGTGACGCGATCATCGCTACTGCCTTCGTCAACTACTTGGTGCAGGAGTCGGGTGGGGTTGTTGAGGTTTACGCTCCTGCCCGCAACCTGCCTCTCTACGCTGGGCTGGGTGCAAAGCTGTGGCCGTTGCCTGCATCGCTGGAGGCATGGAGGTCATTTGATGCTCACTTGCCAACTGATGATTTATTCAGCGGGCAGGTTGGCAACACGAAGCTAGGCACTGGTCCTGGCAACTGCTACCAGCGGATCTACGAGTGGATGGGCGTATGGGATGAGAAGACGATGGCGAAGTATTGTAAGCCAGTTCTACATCTCATCGAGCCAGACCACGAAGAGCTAAAGGCGATGGGAAAGTGGCCGTTGCCTAGTCCGTTCTTTGCCTACCACGTTTCTTCCAGCGGTCCTACCCGTACCTACCCGCCAACGATGGGGCAGGAGGCAGTGCTGGGGTTGCTTGAGGCTTACCCCAAACATCACGCTGTGATTATTGGGCTGGATAACAGCAACAACTTTAAGGTGGATCATCCGCGAGTGATTGACCTATTCAACTGTACCAAGGCTGTGCGCTCGCTGTTCCCGATTATTAGCGGGGCTGACTTCGTTGTTGCGCCAGATAGTTCAGTCAACCACATGGCTGCTGGGTTGGATACGCCGTGTGTGTCGTTGTGGGGCAGCTACGATCCAGCGGATCGCATGACTTATTATCCTAAGAACGTATCGGTATTTAAACCCGATACCTGCCCACACGCGCCATGCCGTCCGCACGCTGGGTTGCCACAGGCTAAGTGTAAGGATGCGAGCAATCGCACACCGAAAACTCAATACTGGTGTAACGCCTTGCGGAATATAACAGCGCAGGATATTGTTGAGGCATCCAAAAAAGCAATAGAACTAGAAAGCAAATAACTAACTGGCGTTGTGGTGTGCAGGGAGATCCTGCATCGGGCGTTTCCTCAGTGTGTCTACCCCTTGAATCAGAGCCAGTTTGAATTTTATGACCACAGCACAACGGCAAGCTGAAGAGATCGTAGGCCAAGTGGATTGGCAGTCTGAGAACCACGGGCTGTGCAAGTGTCCAGGCGAGGCTGCGCATACCAGCCACACTCGCATTAGAGATACAACGGTGTTCGTAGATGGCGCGCCGACTATCTTCTGCTGGCATACTTCCTGCACGCCGTATCGGGATGAGGCCAATCGCAAGTTGCGCCGAGCTATATCCAGCGATGTGCTTTACAAGCCAGTAAACATTATGTCGGGTGGCACAGCCGTACCTAAGTTGGTAATTAAGAAAGACCCGCACTCCGAGGTGTTGGATAGGATTAAGACGATTGCTGAGTCAAACAAGCAACGCTACTTAACGCACTACAATTGGGAGACTGCTGATATGTTTGAGGAAAGTCCGACCAAGCTGGACGATCCCAGCCAAGACTATCAGTTGTTCCTGTCGCTGTTCAACGCTGTTGATAACATCTGGATAGGTAATGTGACGGATAGCGGAAAGCATCCGCAGAATTTCCGCACGGCTTACGATTGGAAGAAGCTGGATGAGCCAATCGGGCAGTACACAACTGGCGCGACCTACAAGCAAGGCACAGTCAGTAGGTCCAACGATACGGTTGAGGATAGGATATTCTTGGTTGTCGAATCGGATGTTCTAACTAAGCCACAGATGGGCGCGGTGTTCCAATTGATGCGTGACTTGTTTAAGCTTCGGTTGCGTGCCGTTGTGGATACTGGTGGCAAGAGTTTGCATGGATGGTTTGATATGCCATCCAACAAGGAATTGATTGACCAGTTGAAAACATTTCTTATTCCGCTTGGATGTGACCCAGCAACATTCAAGCCTAGTCAGCCAGTTCGGATACCTGGGGCAAAAAGAAACGACAAAATGCAGAGCCTGTTATGGTTCTACAAGGGAGGAAAGATGAATGAACTACCGATGATTGAACCCGCCGTAGCACTTGGTATCAAACCGAAGACGGACGAGTGGCCGCCAATCAAATCTTATGCACAACTTGTTAAGGAAGACTTACCCGCACCAGAGACGTTAATTGATGGAATGTTGCACAGAGGCGGAAAGATGTTGCTGGGTGGAGGTAGCAAGGCGTTTAAGAGTTGGAGTCTAATCGACCTAGCCCTTTCGTTACACGCTGGCGTGCCGTGGTGGGGGCAGCAGTGCAAGATGTCGCGGGTATTGTTTATCAATTTCGAGATTCAAGAATGGTCGTTCCGAAATCGTTTAGCTGATGTTATCAAAGCCAAGGGGCTAGAAGACAAGGCCGATGACTTTGATGTGTGGACACTGAGAGGTCACGCTGCTGACTTGACTCTCATCCGTCCTATGATCGAGAAGCAGATTGAAGGAAAGGGATACCAAGCCATTATCCTTGACCCAAACTATATGCTGATGGGCGAGAGGGACGAGAACAGCGCGGGCGATATGTCAAGTCTCATGAATGAATTTGAGTACCTAGCCACACGCCACAACTTGTCGATCATCCTAAGCCACCATTTCAGCAAGGGCAACAAGTCGGGCGCAGAGTCGATTGACCGCTTCAGTGGTTCGGGCGTGTTCGCCCGTAATCCAGATACGTTGGTCGTTCTGACTGCCCACGAGGAGGATGAGAAGACTTACACTTGTGACATCACACTGCGTAACTTTCCGCCAGTAGATAGCTTTGTCGTTCAATGGCATTACCCGCTGTTCCAAGCCAACTTTGCACTCAATCCAGATAAACTAAAGAAGCCAGGCGCACACAAGGCGGTTGACGATAAAAGGTTCTTAACTGAGATGGGTAGCAAGCAGTGGCAAGCGGGTGATTTATGTCGTCATATCATTGAAAAGCTGGAAGTATCCGAAAGTACCTTTTATCGCTATCTTAAACGCCTCCATAAAGCCAACAAGATATTGTCTGACAGCGGCTTGTATATTGCCAATCAGACTGCTTTCTAATCCACTTTCAAAACACTATCATTCCTTGAGCAGTCAGACTCCTTATATATATAAGGAATAATTCGCGAAGGAAAAGTAGGAACAGGACTCCTTAGTCCGTCCTGTCCCTACTACGCTACGCTATTTCCGTAGCGTTCTCAAATAAACAAACAAGGCTGGCAGGGCTGGGCTGGGCTGGCTCGCACACGTTCGCACCTGCCGAGACGGAGTTGGTGATAAGGTGGTGGGTGTGGTACAATCGTGAAATGAACAACAGTAAACTAGGTTTGTATGCAAACATTAACGCCAGACGCAAGGCTGGCACTAGCCGTCCTAAGTCTAGGAGCACCATCATCCCCAAGGTGTGGCGCATGATGAAAGCCAAGAAGGGCGGGTTTGAATCACGATAGAGAGCAGTTGAAGGTAGCGCACAAGTTCATTGCCCTGCTTCAACGTGAGAATGCACAGTTGCATGGCGTGCTACGTTTGCTAGGTCAACTTGTAGACGATATGAATGCCAACTGCTCCTATGAGGTCTTTGAAGTGCAATGGAACAGCCTTACAGAGCAGGTCAAGAGGCTGTCAGGGTTCTTTGAAAGCCACCAGAAGGCACTCCAATCGCTCCAGGACTCGATTCCTGACGTTTGGGATCAAGATGAGGTAGATGACCTTGAATCCTAGAGAACTGCCATGCAACAGCACAAGGCGTACACCTGGAGAGCGCAAGAAGTTTGTGGTGCGCGCTTGTAGTGGGGGTGAAAGCAAGACTATCCGCTATGGAGATCCAAAGATGACTATCAAGAAGAGCAATCCAGACCGCCGTAGGAGCTTCAGAGCTAGGCATCAGTGCGACTCTAAACCTCCTAGTAAGCTAACCCCACGTTTCTGGAGCTGTGCCAATTGGTAAAACAATGCGACAGGATGCCACACAAAAGCGCAAGGATGGGTCTAAAAAGCGTCTTTGTGGAGTGGCAGATAGGAGACAGCGGGAAAAGCAAGAAAAGCCTTATAGCGTCAAATTTAAGGTAGAGAAGCTTCCAATGCCTTACCTGCCGTTAGGTAATAGGGCTTGCTGTTGCAGGATTGGACGCTAGGCTGCCGATTACAACCCGCCAGTACCGAAAGGGAAGACGGTCTTGAGGCTAGGCGTAAAAACCTAGCCTCTTGTTTTTATATAGCCATTATAGGACATGCGTCTTTATTGCGTCATTATAGAGACCTTAACGCTACCGTTTGATAGCTGGCCTACCGTTTTCGGTCCGCCACTTCTGCCAACGCTCCCGCTGTGCCTGCGCTACCGTTTGGTAATGCTCCCGCGATAACTTGCGAGCCTTGCAAGATCCTTTGACGCTCCCGCCCTTCTTACCTAGGCGCGAAAGGTAAGCCTTTATGATTTCATCTTCTGTCATGTTTTATATGCTCCTTATAGGCTGAGCTGCCGTTTATAGGCAAGCGCGAAAGCTGTTGGAGCTTGAACCCTTGGCGTTGCTTCCTATCTGCAATATTCCATAGGCGTTCCAACATCTTCCCCAAGTGTAGTGTTCTCTCGTATTTTGCTATATGATTTCAACACGATATATTCATAACATTTTTTAATATGATCGTATGACTTTGTAATCTCAACATACTTTCCACGATATTTTTTATTCAATTCATCTTTACTCATTTTCATTTCCTCTTTCTTTCTTTCATTCGCGCAATCAATAAGACTGCGCTGCCGTTTGGAGTGGATAAACCTAGCAGTTTAATCCATCCTTTGCTCTCCCCGTGCTAAAGGGAGAGACAAGGCGGGACTATTTGCGTTTACTGCGCGGCCATACCAGCCATACAAAGCCAAAAAGCAAACAACCATGGAGCAAACCCAAGGCGTATATTTGAGGGGAATTCATTCGCCTACCTCCTTTCTTATTACTGCGGTCCATTCCATGCCTTCGCGAATTGCCCAACGTAGTGCGCTTCTCCAGGTCAAAAAGCGGGCCTGGAATTGACCGACTGAATTGTAAACGGCGTAGGATGTCATGACGTTATCGCCTCACTTGAATGTCTCCAATTGCCTGCGCCATCCTTATCCCATATACCTGCGGCGCGCCTAATTGATTCCCAACACTTCGCCAAGTTTTCAACTTGCCCGCCGTATCCACCCCAACTCCAATAAAAGATTGGATATTTGGAATCCTCCCAAACGCAATAATCGATACCCATATACTTTCCTGCCTTACCTCTCATGACGCTACCTCCATTCTCATGTAGATCCCTAGGCTCTCCATGACGATCTCATGTGCTTCTTTTTCACATGTCGCCTCAAATTGAAGGCAAGGCATGCCGCCACCATATTGATCCTTTTTGTCGAAAACTTCGACTAGGTAGGTTTTCAACTTTTCTCCTTTCCCATGATGTAATCATGAGCCGCTTGCGCTTTTGCAGCAGCGTAGAATATCATTTTTGGATCATTCTTTAGAACGCGTGACCAATTCTGACAATAGGCCACAGCGTTTTCCTCAACTTCAGCGCGATTGATGCCCGATGATTGACATAAGAATTGCGCTCCAATCTCAGCAACTAACTCTTCCTTGGCATACTTTTCGCTCCCAAAGTTTCCGCCCAAATCGCGTTCTAGTCGCGACTCATGGCCTGTGGAGTGGGTCAATTCATGGAATAGGGTGTCATAATATGCGCTTCCACTTGTCCAGTGTGCCGTTTTGGGCGGCATGTTTACAATATCCTGGCTAGGGATATAGCAAGCACGCGAGCCATCGACTATCCTAGGCGCGCGCGGCATGCGCTTGATTATCTCATCAGCTTCAACAATCTGAGCAACAGGCGCAGCGGCTGCTTCTAGTTCGGACATCCCTTCACACTGAGAAGCATTAAACACCGTGTAGTGTTTCATGAAGCGAAAAGTTTTCGCCTTCTCGCTTCCTGTGCCTTCTCCTCCCTCGCTCTCTCCACTCTTTTTGATTGTGGAATAGAATATGACAGGCCAACCCTTCTCGCCCTTCTTAACTTGCGCGCCAAGTGTGGCGGCTTGCTTATAGGTTAAGAAACGCGGATCTGGATAGTGACTCGCCAAGTTTAACACTAGCGCATTCACTCCTCTATATTCTGATCCGCTGATTGCATTATGCGCGGCAACACTGCGCCAAGGCTTGCGCCAAGGAATCTCGCCCTTGCCTAGTGCTTCCACTATCTTTTCAACTATCCTCTTTGTATCCCCTGTTTTCATTGTGTGTATTCTCCTTTTTCTTTTGTTTAGTTTTTGCCAAAATACCCAATCGCCATAAAGACAACGCATGGCGAGAGGAATAGGATTGCTAGGGTAAGGTCAATCATTTTGCAACCTCTTCACCTTTGAAAGCTCGCTTATTCGTTTCTATGATGTCGGCGAGGATGCCTTTCGATTCTTCCTTCTCCTGCCAATATGCATGCTTGCGTATTTCGTCATTGTTCAATCGTTTCCAATTCTTCTTTCCGTCCTTGGATTGCTCTATAACGACTGCGTCATTCTCGAATGAAACTTTATATGTCCCGTTGTCATAGTTTTCGCAATCTAAATGCTTTAGGATTCCAACTCCAACGCTAAGAGTTCCACCGAAGAAGTTTCCGATGATTTGCGCGAGCCTTGCGGTTGCGTAGGTTTCATCGTATAGGCGAACACCTAAGTGCTTTGCAGCCTCAGCAAACGCCAAGACCGATTCCGCACCGCCATTCCAATGTAGATATATGCCTACTGAGTTTGAGGTTGGCTTTTTTGCCAACGTGATGACTGCTCTATTTCCCATATTGTGTATCCTTTCTTTTTCTTTATGCCTTGGGAGTTCCTAGCGGATTCTCCCTCGGCAAGTAGCAATCTAATACAAGCGGATGGCCTAATCAATACTTTCTTTTCATTCATTTGATGATATAAGTTCAACTTATGGATGAAACTTGCGCAGCTCCAAGCGCGATAGAAAAGGCAAAGAACGGGCGGGACATATTTACGGACAAAATCGCGGATGAAATTGTGGCAGCTTGTGGAAGTGGATTTACTTTAGAGAAAGCGGGCGCGCTTGTGGGCGTTAATCCTTCCACCATTCGAACGTGGGCGCAACGTAAACCCGATTTTGGAAAGAGAGTGGAGACGGCTCGAAAAAAGCATGAGCTATCCTTACTGAGAGACATACAACTTGCGGGCGAGAAAAGTTGGCAGGCTAAGGCATGGCTTGCGGAACGCATTTACAATCATGCAATCCCATCTGCGCGACTCCAAGTAAGTCAAGACGTTACGCATGGAATAAGCGGTAACCTGGCGCAGCTTCTCGCGGGCATCGCGGGCAGAAAGAAGGAGAAGAAAGCAGAAGTGATTGAAACGCAAACACTTCCACTGCCCAAAATGCAAATACCTTCTATTGCAACAACTTCCACTCATAAGTCGCAAATTGAATATTGTATCAAATCTGAAACGCTAGAACCACAAGCATTTACACCTAAAACTCCTAAACCTCGACACAAGCAAATGAGACGAAGAAAGCCTAGAGCAGAATCCCTAGCAAAGTATCCGCCCACCACCACACC